TAAATCATTGCCGTTTGCATCAACTTCCATAATGAAAGGCTGCGTTGTGTACACGCCGTAGGTTGTGAGTGATGGAACTGTTGGATTGTATGGGTCAATCACTACAGGGGTGCTATAATCGTTGTTTGCGTTGTTGGCGTGAATTGCCAACACACGGAATGCGTTTGCTGGCTTCGCGTAGGCATATTTCCATTCAGGAATAACCGCCGTAAGCAAGGCGAGGGTCGCACGCGCCGAGGCAAAACTCCAAGCGTGCGATTCAAGCATGGTATCTCGTGCAATAGGAAACATAACATTGCATGTTTGCGCTTGCACGCTTTGCTCTGTTAAACTGGCTATGTTCGCGATGTCACCGATGTGAGCCAAAGCCATATTGCTAATATCAACATCTGATGCCATCCCATAACCACCTTAAAAGAACAAGAGGGGCTTTCACCCCTCAAGCACTGTTATTTTCCTTTTGCGACTTCTTTCACTTCACGGATATTCCCCGATGGGACAAACTCTTTCGGGAACGCCGCTTCAAATTCTTCACCTGCTGGAACCATTCGATTCTCGTGAGAGACCCAAACATCTTCCTCGCAGATATATCGCTTTACTGGTTGATACATAGTTTAGCTCCTTAAAGGACGGTAAATCCGCCTGGATAGATTTTGTTGCTGCCATTGGATGATTCATCCGTGATATACGCGGTGAATGAACCTGCGGTTAAAGGTCCTACTGCTACAGTATAGCGAACCCCTAAATAACGCTGACCGATTGGCAAGGTAGTCAATGCAGACTGATTCAAGCAAATCGAAATTGGTACACGCCCTGCCGCCAAATCTGCGACTGGGATAGCACCGCTTGAAGCAATTACGGTCGGAGCCGTCAATAAAGGTGCTGCCGATGTAATCACTTCAAAGGACACGGTTGCCAAGCCTGCCGCAGCCGCCGCAACATCAACGGCGAACTGGGCATAAACATCTTCACCTGCGCCAATATCACGAACCACACTCAAATCAATGGTGTTTGCAGAAACCGCAGTAGCAGTGACTGGCTGCGCTAACGATAATTCTAATAATGCATCTGTAATCATGGTAAGCTCCTTATACCACTGGTGTTTCGGCAGTGCCGAGTTGGTCAACTGTACGGACTGGGATGCCCATAAACTCAAGCTGACGCATGTTTGTACCGAATTGAGTGAGACCTTCTTTAATACCCAATGCGTTCTGTGATTTTTCCAATGCCTGAATCATCAAGCCTTCTTGAACTGTACGGTTTGTGTAAAAAGCCGCACGACCCATTGAAAAGTTTGGAATGCGAGCGATAGCACGAAGCATCATTTTAATCACATTCGTTGCTGATGTTGGTGCTTGCGTACCTGTTACGCCAACGAAATCAGCCACATTGATATTCGCAATACGAGCAGCATAACGCCAATCTTTCACAACCAAGCCACCATCCCACTGAAATAGTGATTGCATAGATTGGTATGGGTTACCATTTGCATCAAACGCTTGTACTTCGCCCAAATCACGCGTGGACAAACCTGCTTTAGAGCCTTTAGGGAATGGGCAAAAAACGGTTTGTTCACCCCAAACAACCAAATAAATCGAAGCATTGTTCGCGCCAACACCGCCAGCTTTCAATACATTCTGACCATTACCTGCAAGTGTAGAGCTGTATCGGGTTGCCAAGCCAGTGAATGCCTTAACATTCGCACCCACATTGCCGTTGAAGATTGTCCCCGTCATATTCTGACCCATTGCTTCAATGAAAGGTGTTTCTTCCGACAAGCGGAATGCAGCACTGTTACCGTTCAACTGCAACAACTTAGCATCAATCTGTGACCGTGCTTCCATCATAGCGCATGGTTCAGTGATTTGAGCGGTTGTTGATTTGCTTGATGGGATGCCTTGGTTGTATGAACGCCAGTAAACCGCTGGTAAGCCTGTTCGTACGGTGACTACATGGCTTGTCGCTTGATTCGCTTCATGCCATACCACATCTTCTAAAATATCATTCTGCTGTGATAGCAGTTCAGCGATTGGGTCAATCTTCCCCTCGCCGCTTAATCGTTTTGAAAAATCAGCAAGCGTAAGCTGACCTGCTCCTAATAGTGCCATGTTTGCACCTCCTTCATTTTATTGTTCATGGGTTCATGCCTGGGTACATGCGTTCAGCCATGGGCTTGTCGCTCTGTGGATTGGAATCACCGTTAACAAAGGTGTCTTCGCTAATTTTCATTCCTGCACGATAGAACGCGCGAATGATTTCAGGGTGGTTTCCAATGCCTGTTTCATTCAACAATGTTGTGAGTTCTGGAGTACCGAACGCATCCATTGCTTTCTTTGCAACTGCCAAGTTTTCGTTCAGCTTCTCGCCGCCAAGCTCTTTATCTGCCTTGGTGTCGCTTGCCCAAGCTTCGTGAACTGCTGCAATCTGCTCTGCTTGCCGTTCAGCCATAGATGATGCCATGGTATCAAGCATTTTTTGGGCATTGTCTTGGCTTAGATTAAGCTCTTTGGCAACTTCGCTATATGCAGAAACAACCGCATCATCAATTTCAACGCCTTCCTGTTGCTTGAACGCATAACTTTCTGGTGCGCCTTCCTGCTCGCCCTCACCTTCCGTATCAGTGTTCGTATCGGAAGTGTCTTCTACGCCTTCACCTTCATGATTACTTGTATCGTCATCAGGTGCTGTTTCAGGTTTTGCATCAGTGAGCAATGTTCCAGTTTCTTCCGTGCTTGAATCTGTGTCTTGTGTTTCATCCATTTTGCTGATTCTCCTGCATCATTTTTGCGTACGACTCATAACAGTGTTCAATAACATCAGACAAAAGCCGCAAGCCGTTGTTCCTGCGTCCTTCACTGAATGCCATTTGCAACGCTTCAACATTGAACGATGAGCGAAACACATTTGATGACGCGATTGCCTTGTAAACAAACCTGCGCCCCGACTCGCTGCTCATAACCCAGCGCAAGTCTTCAATTTCTTGCGCTGCGTCTTTGCTTAACTCGTCTTGGTTTGATTCACTCATGCCGCAACCTTATTCATTGATTTTGTGTTACATGCACCCAATCAGGTGTAGCCACTGAATGCGGCTGTCGCATCAGTAAGGGCATTAGGTTCATTGGTTTTCGCGCTGGATAGTTTCTGCGCGGTGTCTGCGTGCTGGTTCATTTGCTCTGCTTGCTGCGCCTGTGCTTGCTGTTGCGCTCGTTGCTGGCGAACCTGTGCCACTACCTCATCATCTTTTATCAACGAGGGGTCTATGCCCAGCGCATCAGAATAGGTGTCTGCCCATTTATCGACATCGAATTTATCCAGCACTTCGGGGTTCATTTGCGCGATTGCGCCTAGATTTCCCACAAAACGGTCAACGCTGTTATTACCGACGCTCCGCTGTGCTTGTGCTAACATGCTTATGAGTTCGACCTTAATGTCATAACCTTGCAACTCTTTGGGAGGCTCTGGCAAAACGCCTGCCTGCATCATGTGGTCGAAGGTTATATTGATGAGCGGTGAAAGCAGTTCGTTTTGTAACCGTTCAAGTACAGGACCTAACATCAACAACTTTTCCTCATGTCGTTCTGCCACTTCTGTTGCTGTCATGTTGGTGTTCTGCATGTTTGAAATCATCAGGAATAAATCAGCATAGAACGATGAGTTGATGCGGCTGCGAACATCTTGGATGTCCATAAGCAACCCATTCATATCTAGCTGGACTTCAAACGCCGAACGGATCCCCTTGCTTTGCCCATCCTCTTCAACATAAGTGATACCACCTGGCAGCCGATTGACCGCTTTGTGTTTCAACGAATCAGGGACTTGTAGAGGGGGGTTTGTCTGGTAATCAATCGCCTGACCCTTGCGGAGCTGCTCTTGCTGTAGTTGCTTAATATCGCCAAGTGCTTCCATCGTGGGGCTTCCGCCGTAAACATCGCCGCCGAATGTTGACCATCTAGGGCATAATGCAGGGAACCGCTCAAACCCTGATTCGCGTAGGTATTTATCGTTGTTATCTGTTCGCTCAAAATAAACAGACCGCCACGCCATGTTTTTTGCGTCTGATTTGGTAGCGTCCCTATCTGTGCGTGGTTCGATTGCATGGATGATGGTCACCTTTCCATCAATGTTGCCTTGTTCATACATGCTTTTCACTGCTGTGCTTACATTTTCTATACCGAACTCTGAAACAGTTTCAGCAACCGTGCGCTGAAACTCACGATACAGCGTATCAACTTCACCTTTCCAGTTGGTTGCTAGTGCATATTCGCCGCATGTGAGTGGGTAGGCGTGTATCACATTTTTGAAATCTGGCAATAAGATGCAGGCTGCCGTTCCATATGCTCCCAGTTCTTCATACATAGTATGCAGGACGCGGTAGATGTTTGAATGATTGAAAATATTGTGCATCTCAACCATGCGGCGGTTGCGCCCTGCAGCATATCAGCAGTGCAGATCAGGCTTCGGTCAAATCGAGCTGGGTGACTGATGCATTCAAAGCCCTG